TTTTCGGTTGTATCTCCTGCATAAACATAACGAGTTATAAATTTAATTCCATCAATAACCTTGTCTTGTTCACTTTTAGAATTTGGCCTTGCAGTACCTGTACTTACTATTTTTGATAATTTGCTTAAAAATGATTCTTTAGGCTCATTAGATAGCATTTCATTTTCTAAATCATCATTATCATAGTCAACAGCAAATTCATCTATTAAAAGCCAATTTTCATTAGGTTCTTCACCTTTATCAATTAGTAATTTTGCTATGTTGTCATCATGACTATTTAATTGAACTCCAGTTTCTTCAATTACTTGTTCTTCTGTTTGTGCATTTTCAAGGTCTGTAAATTCAAGCGGTTGTAATGTTTTGAAGAATAGGTTTAAACTTATTCCGTTATACGCTAAAATCTTATCAAACGCATCAATTAAAATTTCTTGAATTGGCTTAATAACCATATTATCAAATAGAATCGAACTATTTTTAAGTTCATCAGCATTAGAACTAAAGCCATTTGTTGATGCAATACCAAATAATAATGGAGATGTAACGTTGTGCGCTAACATTAGCTTTCTCATACACTCATCACTCAAATACTGATATTGTTCCGCAGCATCATTCAAAGGAATATCGTCAACAGTTGTTTTCTCTGTTTCGTTATTATTGAATGCAACGATCACTTTTTGACCTCGTGATCCTGTTAGCTTACCTAATACCTTAGAACTAATAATTTGCTGTTGTTCTTCGGAAGGTACACCCGAATTAAAGTTAACCACTTTCGTACCAGAGAAACCATTTTGAACCTCATTAACCAAATAGTCTGCAATCTCTTCTTCAAGTGTTGCGTAAGGTAATGCCCCTAAATAGTCAGGATAAGCATAATACTTCATCCCTACGCTATAAGGCATGATATAAAGTATTTCAATCTGTTCTTGTGAGTAACCAAATGCAGGGATTCGTTTAGGTGCATACTTTTTTACATCACTCCAATTATCCGAGTAGTAATAGCCTTCAATCTCGCCGTCTTTATTGCACTTTTCCGCACGTATTAAGTTAACAGGGATATGATAGACTTTCTGTATTTTTTTACGGTCTTTAGTGTAGTGTATTTGCATTGCTGCATTACCCAACATCTTGAAATCCTTAACTACTTTTCGTATATCTTCCTTATTGAGCATGGCCATCATTTGTGCATACTCATTAGGCTTGCGTGATGCATCTGTAGCACTTAACCCTTTTCCATAAACAAGTCTAGAAATGTTGTTTATAATAGCGTTATTCGTTGGGCTGTTCGTGTATCTGTCTATTAAAAAACTGAAATAGTCATTACCTTCGCCATACTCTACCCATTCATCACGTTTAGACTCTTGGATAGTTGGCGTTTCATAGGCTGCCAAGTTTAAAATGTGTACGTTACTCATATAATATGAAATCGTTGTTATATGAATAATTTGTATACTGTCCGCTATTTACGGAGTAGGTAGGTATAGATTGATTAGTGCAAAAAATCTTGTCCTTAAATAAATCGACTGTGCCGTCTTTAATTACTAAAGAGTAGAATCTATTTTGCACAAGCGTAAAGATCGCTGTAATCGTATCGTAATAGTCCCCCTGTGTACTTGTGAAGGTTGTTATAGTCTGTACATCTCCTGTCTGCTCATCTGTAATGACAAGCGTATCATATCCACCTGCTCGCGGAATGAAATTAATAGTCTGGTTTGATGCACTTGCTTGAAGTATAATCATAACCTATAAACTAAAGGGAGGTATTTTTGTTTCAAAACAAAAGGAGGCATATACCTCCTTCTCTTACCTAAGTGGAAAAATCTAAAGTGTCGCGTATAAATGTAATAAAAAAAGGGAGTTGTTACACTCCCCTTCTCGATAATTTATTTACTTACTATGAAGTTACTATAGTAGCAGAACTAAACACAGTAGATAGGCCTGCATCCGTAGAGCAGTTCAAAAAGTTCGCTGCAATGTTCTCTTGAGCCGTGAAGGTCAATCCGTAACCACTCATGTCCCCAAGCTGCGTACCACTTGAAATAGTACCTGCAGTTAAATCTGCACCTCTTTCTAATCCCATTAAGAAATATTGGTTAGAACGTGTCTTTACCACGATGTGAGGTCTTCCAAAGCTAAGTAGCTTCACTGTCTTGTGAGTAGCAGCATCCTGCTTTTTCAATTGGATAGTTAATACTTGCTCAACAAATGTAGTTCCGTTTTCTCTAGAAGAGTTAATAGTTTGCTCAAAAGAGTTCGCACCTTTCAATTCATACTTGTAAAGTGATGATACACTATTGATGTCATTGATTTGATCCGTATTAGTTACATCATAAGTGATGTCCGTTTCTGGGTTATAGTCCCCATAGTTGATGAAGAAAATTGCATCTAAACCTGATACTGAGTCCTTGCATTGCTCAAGTCTTCCGTTTGCTATATCACAGCTCATATCTTAAAATTTTAAATGTTTGTATAAAAAAAGGTGGTGTTTATTGCACCACCCTTTCGTTAGTTAGTATAGTTATTAGTTAGCAGAGTTCGTGATTCCGTACACTACACAATCCTCAGCGAAACCATATTTAGCATCAGCTGTAAAGCGCATGATTACACGTACATTTGCTGAACCATCCAAATCAGCCATGTCTAATACTTTAACTTCATTCATGTCATTTAATAGACCTGTAGCGAAGTGTAAGTTAGAAGTTGGAGTTGCAATTGCAGTTCCTGCAGCTAATCCATTAGCCATGAACACAGGTACACCATCAAATACTAAATCTCCTAATACTTGGTTTGTTCCTTTGTTGTCATAACCTGCAGATCCTACGCCACCAGAAGCGAAACCGCCCAACGCCCTAACATATGCCTTATACATATTTTGAGAAAGGTACAATTTCAAATCAGGCTGTCCGTATAGACGCGCTGGAATTGCATCGATTATCTTTCCTAACTCCGTAATTATTGTACTCGCCGATACTGCAGCCGAAGCAACCTCTTGTGCAGCAGGTAAAGCAGCATCAGCAGCGATTTGTGTAGACAAACCTGCGAATTGTCCAGCAGTTGCGTTAACACCTGTCCAAATAGTTGATTCCATTGCAGATGCAACTTTCTCAGCTACGTGTGCGATTAAGAAATCAGAGAAAGATTTTGGCATTACATCGAATGCACCGAATCCCATCTCAGACGCTTGCCATGTTGAATGAAAATCTTTTCGGCACAATTGCAGGTTAACTTGATATTCTTCAGGATTTAATACTTTCTCAGTTAAAGTAACAGTTGAAGTAGCATCGAAGTCACATGTAGCGTTTTTGATGATGTCATCAGTTGCTACTTTTTGGATAACTTGCTTGTACTTTACGTTAGGATGGATAGTAAGACCTCCTTTTTCTAAAGTTGGTGCAGACAATAATGCTGCAGCAATGTACTTACCTGCGAACTCGCCAGCGTAAGTAGTTGTAATTGATGTTGTTGTTGCCATTTTATTAATTTAAAATATTGATTACTTATTTAATTTTTCTAAGATTGCATCCATAGTAGAACGTGGTCTTTTAGAAGCATATTTAAACCCTTCTACTTCGTTTGTTCTTTCAGGATTGAATGTAATTGGTTTTACTTCTTCAAGTTCCACCTCTGTTGTAGTTGTTGCAGTTGTTTCTTCAGTAGTTTCAGCAGTAACTTCTTCAGGATTCGTTGCACTAAGCGTTTCCAATTTGGATTTAAGTTCTTCATTCTCTGCTTTAAGTTTTTCCATTTCAGCGAAGAAAGTTTCTTTAATGATAGATTCTACAGTCTTTTTAGGTGTAGATACTTCTGCTTCAGCTTCAACTTCAACCTCAACTTGTGGTTCAGCTTCAACTTCTGGCATTTCTTCTTTAACCTCTGCTTCTTTAATCTCTGCAATGATTCCCTCTTGTTGTACTACAAGGATCTTTCCATCCTCTAGTTCATACTCACCTACAGGTAAAGCAATTTTTTGATCTTCAGCCAAAACAAATACTTCTGCTCCTGCTTCAAACATTTCTGCTTCCAATACCGTTACTCCATCGGATAACTTCATAGTAGCTAATTTTACCTCCATTCCTAGAAGTGTCTTAACTTGGTTTACTATTTCTTTCGCGTTCATTTTATTTTTTATTTAAAAACTTAGACTTTTTTTATCTGTTACATTTTTAGTTGCTTACACTTGTGATTGTGCGTACTGCATTCGTGTTTGTAACATTGGATACTCCTTGTCCTTCAGTTGCTCCAATACCTTGTTGTGATAGTTCGCCCTCACAACATTCTTTTGAATAAGTGCCATCTTTACATAGGCATCCTCTATTTCCGCCTACTGGACTTGTTGTTTTTTTCTTTGCCATATTTATAGTGTATAATTGTTACGTGTTTCTAAATGGATATTTTCCATGTTTTGGAATACCCCAAATAATAACGGTGTTTGCTCAGATATAAAATCTGCAATTACCGTTGGTGTTATATCTACTGTGTTTAAAACCTTTCTACTGTCTACATAGTGACATATTTCCATTGTGGTAGGTTTTACTATTAACTGCGATTGCTCATCGTTAATTTCTTCTTGTATGCACTCTAAAGTAAATGTTGCCATATTATAATGAATAAACTCCTAATGTTGTTAAAACGAACTGCCCTGTGTTTGTGATAGCCGTACCCATGCAACGAGATGCACAAAAGTTAAGACCTTGTGTATCGGCAGGTAAATTACTGCTTAGTGTACCTTCTGCTATTGCTCCTGTTTCATTATTGGTAACTCT